GGGGGGTAGGACCGATCCATAAAACAACAACGGCGCCGACCATACACCCACGCCGCCCGCCGACGCAACCCGGAATCGATCCCGCCGCGCCACACACCTCAACCGCACGTGTTCGTATTCCACTCACAGGATAGCCCCTATGGATCTATTTGCTCCGATCCTCGGCGAGTACGCGATCCGCAAAATCCGCGAACGGTCGTCGGCGGCGGTGTTGGTGATCGGCCGCGACCGATTCACGCGCGCCGACCTCGCGCGTGTCGAGTGTTTCAATTTCACGGCCGCGCATTTGTTGACCGTGAAAATTCGATCGTTTGACGTGGCATCGATCGCTGACGTGTTCCGATCGTTGTCGCCGCGCGACCTCGCGATCCCCGGGTTGGGCGCCGTGTCGTTGGCGACGTTGGGCGCCGCGTTCGAAGCCAAGAGCCTCAGAACGTTGTCAACGAAAGACGCGAAACACAACGCGGCCGACACGAAAAACGACGTCACGTTCGGCACCCTGAAATCACATTCCCTCGACGAACAGGCGGCACGCGAGGAACGCCGCGCCACCAAGGCGCGCAAATCAACGCGACGGGACAAGGCGCACCGGATCCGCGTTGAACGGTACGAGCGCCGGATGAGTACCACCACCCATGAAAACCACACGACGCATGATCGAGGCTGAATTTGCCGACGCCCCGATCGCCCTGCAACACATGATCGCGGAATTGCGCGCCGACCTCGACGCCGCGATCCACACGGCGCAATTGTGGGGGCACCGACGGCGCGCGAAAAAGGCGGCGGCGACCAACGGGCACGGCGGCACGACGATCACACACGCCCTCGCCCTCGACGCCGCCCGCCGCGCGCGAACCCGGGGCGAGTGGTCGCGCGAACGCGATAAACGCAGGCGCCGGTCTGCCGCCATCCTGAAGACGTTAAGTAAAACGATGGCGCGCCCAATCCCCGGTACCGGGCGTGCCGCCGCGTTGATACGGCAAGGGTACATCGTCAAAAAAGACGACGGGTACGTGTTGACCGACAAAAAATTTGAGGCGTAACCCATGACCCGCAAAACCGACCTCGACGAATTGCACGATCGATTACTTGGGATCGAGGCAAACGTACGGCGGTCGACGCGGCGCGCGTGGGCGTTGTCGATCCTGTTCACGATCGCGATCGCGGTGTCGTTGTGGTGGTACGGCGTGTTACCGTGATCGACCGTTGGGCGCGGCGGCGTGTGCGACCTGCTAGGGAACCCGATCGCCCCCAAAACCCACCCCGTAATCCCCTTGTTTGTATATACATATAGATGTTGACATGTGCGGTGTGTGTATATACAATTAATGTGTAATGTCAATTAAGACCTTGCATTTGAAAGGGTTGGACACATGAGAGGTATCTACACATCGCTGCACGACGATCCCGATTGCGAATGGTGCGCCGACGCCCGCGCCGAACAGGCGGTCCAATCATGATCGAACGCCATACGATACGGTGGCGATTGAACGATCCCGCCGAAAGCACGAATAGCAACCGGTGGTCGCGGGTTCATATCGTGTCGTTTCACGCCGACGACCTCACCCGGTGTCACGCGCGGATCCCGTACGCCCCATACATGGTCGACCGCGACGATCAAATCCCCGCCGACGCGCCCGCGTGCAAACGCTGCGCGTCGGTCGACGAATAGGTGTGGTCATGACGATCAAACCCGGGGCGCCGTCGGGCGCCCTCGTCGTGTCCGTAGCCGACCTCGCCCGCCTGCGCGACCTCGCGCGCAAGATCAACGCCTTGACCACCAACCCGCATTGGTCGAGCGATCGCCGTTGGCGGATCGCCGACCTGTCGCGCGAGGCGGTCGAAATCCTCGATCGAATCGAGGTGCACTCATGAGCCCCGTCGCGCGCCTGTTCGCCCGGGAATGGTTGGCGGTCGTGGCGTGCCTCGCGATCGGGATCGCCCTCGGCGCGATCAACGTGGCCCGCATGTTCCCGTGGACGATCGCGATCGACGGCGTGATCGCCGGGTGGGGGTCCGTCGTCGTGCAAGGCGTCGCGGTGTTCGCGCCGTTGTGCTATGGCCTGCGCGTGATCGTGTTGGTCACCGCATGGGCGATTCGCACGCGCCGGGCGGGGCGGTCATGACGACACGCAAACCGCGCACGCGGGGCCCCCAAACGTTCGCCACGAAGGTACCGATTTCGATCCGCCTGCACGCCGACACGATCGACCGATACCGCCGTCGGTTCGTGCAGGGGTGGCAATCGCAAATGTCGCGCGACCTCGACGAGGCGATCCGCCGCCATGAGACATCAACGAAAGGGTTGGCCCCCCAATGAAACGGAAAAAGCTTTCCGACCTCACCGTCGACGAGGGGTTGTACGTCTTGCCCTCGGGGCGGTTCGCGGTCATTTGGCGTGAGCATGGGCGCCCGCACGAAAAGCATTTCCCCGCCGACACGCCGCGCAAAGCGTTACGCGAATTTCGGAAATCGCAAACCACGCGCGTCGCGCAGGCGGCGCCGACCAACGAGGACGAAACCGGATCGTTCGTGCGTGATACGGTCACGTTCCTCCGCACCCGACGCGCGCGCCCGTCGTACGCCTCGGATCGATCGCACATGAAACCATGGATCAAGGTGTTCGGGCGGTTCTCGCGGCACGCGGTCACCGCCGCCAAGATCACCGCCGCCCTCACCCTCGACGGGTGGGCGACCAAATCGCCGCGCGAAGTGCGACACCGCGTCAACACGTTGCGGCAATTCTTTAACTTCCACGACGGCGCCCGGTTCACCGACGCCCTGTTCGCCGACGTCGTCACCCCCAAGGTACCGACGACCGAACCGGTCGGCGTCGCCGACACGGTGATCGCCGCCGTCGCCGCGCGCCTCGCCGACCACCAACGGCGCGGGTACCTGCGCGACGGCAAAACCCGGGCGCGGTTCCTCGTCGAGGCGACGTGCGGCAAACGCCCGTGTCAGATTGCCGCCGCCCGCCCCGCCCACCTCGACCTCGACGGGCGGGTGTGGAACGTCCAACCCGCCAAGGGGTCGCGCGGCGGGCGGTTGTACCTCAACGACCAAATGGTCGCGGCGTGGCGGGCGTTCGTCGCCGCCGACGCATGGGGCACCGACGCCGAGGGCACGTGGGATCGGCGGTCGTTCGTCAAGACGTTGCAGCGCAACGGGTGGCCCGAGGGGATCCGCCCGTACAACATGCGCCATCAAACCTTGCAGGTCATGACCGACCGGGGCGTCGATTTCGGCGAGGTGCAAGGCGTCGCCGGGCACACCTCACCCGACACGACCCGGCGGCACTATGTGCCCATGACGGGCGCGCGGCGGGCGTCCGAGGCGGTCGAGGGGCGGTTTGACGCCGCCATGTTCGCGCCGGTCGTACGGGCGAAACCGCCGCGCCGTCGGCGGGGGTCACCCCCGGCGCCGGTCGAGGGCGCCACGTCGATACCATCGGGGTATACCATCGCGGCCGATGGGCGAGCACCGAATAACCCCGAAAAACCCCATGAAACGCCGTGTGGTAAACCCGCCACGGCGACGCCCGGCGCCGACACGGTGCCGATCCTTGACGCCGTTTTGGTGTGATTTGTGGGGGTTTTCTGGGGGTTGGTGGTTGCGGGGGCGGGATTTGAACCCGCGACCTTTGGGTTATGAGGCTGATCACGCGTCACGAAAACGTTTGAACTAACAACACGTTGGCGCGTCTACCATCGCGCCATACCAACGCGGTTTCAAAACGGCGCCGGATTATTTCGGCGCCGTTCGTTTTTTACCCTGAAATGTTCCACGCAAAACGCGCGGCGACCTCGACCGCGCAGGATGGCCCGTCACAGCGTCGACGGCGGCGCCGACCCTAACCCCGACCCGACAATCGATCGTCGTCGGTGACCTCACGGCGCACGAACGGCGGGGTGTTTGGCGCGGTGTCGGTCCACCCGTGATCGCGGGCGGATTGTTCCTCGTCGCGCGACAAGACGTGGATCACCGCCCGCCCTCGGAACATGCGCCGGGGTACGTAATCGTCGGCGGGCGGGGCGTACCGTAGCCGAGGCATCAGGGTTGCCAACGGCGCGGTGCACACGTCCACCCGCACACGCCGTTCGCGCAGGCGGGATCCTGTAGCACCTTGACCGGCGCCCCGTCGGGACACATCAGATCACGCGGCGGGGCGAGGTACCGCCGCACGGTGCGCGCGGTCGTCGACACACACGACGACGTCGCGAGGGCCACGACGACGATCACCGCACGGGCGCGATCGTGATCGGCCCGAACATGATCCGCACGACCCATACGACGACCACGATCACGATCAACACGGTCAAGGCTTGTTTGAACAGCGAGGGCATGGGCACGTACGTCGTAATCAACCACAACACGAACCCCAACACGGCGACGCCGACGATCAACGAAATCAGATCCATACGTCACCTCTTAACCGGGTCCGGTCGCGATCACGTATTGCGCGGCGAAATCGGCGGCGGTCACGACCTGTCGCGCGCCGGTCGCCGTGTTCGTCACGAGGTGATCGGTCGTTTTGATCGGCACAACGATCACATCGGTGTAGTGCAAATGCGGCGATCCGTCGCCCTTGTCGCACGCATCAATGCCGACCGGCCACGTGTTTGGCGGTTTCGTCGCGTCGAACACGTCGTCGGTGTAATGATCGACCCGTCGCACGTACTCTTGTGCCATTGGGTACCGCCTTTACGCAATCATCCACGCGCCGACATGCGCGAATCCCGCCGTATTCGTACTTGCGGGCAAGTTCGCAAAATCCGTTCGATTGAATCCGATCGACGTGTTCGCCGCCGTGCACATCATCACACCCCACCCGCCGACCGCGACCGACGACGTGCCGACCCCACTTTGTGACGTGAGGATCGTAAAGGGAAACGCCGCGTACACGATGTTCGTGGCCCCGGTGATCGTCGTGTTCGCTAGATTGATCGCGGCGACCATGGTGGTCCCGCGCACGACATAGCTATGCAACAACACGTCGGCGGCGTCGACGCCCCACGCACCACCCGCCCCCGCCGTGTACAGGCCCGCCGTGTAGGGCACCGCGATCGGGGCGCCTTGATCGTGGTGGATCAATTTCCAATTCGCCCACCCTTGTACCGAAATGATGTATTCGGCGGCGCCACTCGCCGCTAAGGGGGTGGGCGCGGATCCGATAAAATTGTTGAAATTTTGCACGCCCGCCGCGCCGTGCGCCAAGGTCGATCCGTTCGACGACAATTGCAAAAACAACAGGCGTTCGCCGAGGGTCCGACCCGCGCCACTCGTCCCGGTGATTTGCACGGGCGCGGAATTGTTCATGACGATCACGTGCAACGATTTGCCCGCCGTGAGAGGAATCACGCCCGCCGTGGTTTGAATAATGACCTCGCTACTCCCCCCACCCGTCAACGCCGCGTCGATCTGATTGTAAAATTCCGTTTTCCACGCGTTGTCGATCACGGTCCCGGTGGTACCGGATCCGTCGTCGTCGATAATCGGAGTGCGGGTGATACTCATTACGCCCCTACCGTGTTCCGCGCGACCCGTAACAGGTCGGCGAGCGAATAGAAGTTACTCGACGCGGTACACGTGAACGTCGGCCCGACGCCGGGTACCGGCCAAAAGTTTTTGATCGTGACGTCCTGAATTTTAAAATCGCCCGTCAGGTTGAACGGCGCGGGTAACGCGACGTGAATCGTTCGGCCCGATCGCGTGTTGGGGTCGCGCACGCTATACGACACCGTGATCAACACGGTGGATCGCGACGACAACAACGCGCGCCCGCGCGCCTGTGCTTCGGTATAGCTAATGCGCCGATCTTGAATGTACGACTCTTTAATCCCCGTCCCACCGATCACGTTCGCGAGATTCACTTGCGACGTCGGATCGTCGATCACGACCAACAAGTTAATGTCGTCGCCCGATTTGATCGGATACAGGATCGAATAGGCGGCGCCTAGTGCGGGAATGCCGACGAGGGCGGGCGCGGCGGTCGCGGTCGATCCGTACGACACCGTCGCCGTGATCGATCCCGGTCCCGACGCGGGGATCCCCGTGAGGCTATTGCCACTAATCCCCGTGTACCGGACGTATTGTTGCCCGTTGCCGATCACGACCCACCCGCCCGACGGATTGAAATTCCCCGTCCCGGCGAGTAACAACGAGGTCGACCCGGCCACGACCGATCCGGTCGTGGTCGGCGTCAACGCCGACGTATCCGCCGTCGGCGCATTAGCGCCTAACGCGGCGTCGGATTTGTTGTCGGTGTACGTGGTCGTCGTGTTGTCGGCAATCGTGGCGACGAGTTTTAATTGCGTGCCGCCCGCCGTCGTGCGGTACACCTTGCGCGCGGTGACCCCGGTGGGACCGGTTGCGATCCCGGTGAGGGCGGCGGTCCCGAATTGTGGATTCGTCGCGGGCGGGTTTTGGATCGCGCGCGGCGTCATGCTCCCGTACAACAAGAAATCGAACGGGTACCCCGGCCCGGGATAATTCGGGACGTTGTAGTTGTACCAATTCCACGCGCCGCCGTTCACCCGATAAAAGACATAGATCCCGCCGCTCCGGGGATCGGGCGATTGCACGCCGTGCAAAATGTGGGCAAGGGGTGAGGGGTGATCGGGCGACCAATACCAATTCCCCCACGGATTCGCCACGGCGACGATCGAGACGATCGGCGAGGGCGTCGTATAAATTGGCGTCGACGATCCGCCGTACACGTGCACATAGCAATACTCGACGGTATACCCGTTATCGATCCCGCTATTGCGTTCGTCAAAGATTTGTCGACTCGGATAATCGGTCGCCTGTATCACGCTGATCGTCGTCGGCGGCGCGATCGGTCCCATCGTCACCGCCGCCGTGAGTGGGGACGGTTTCGTTTCGCCGCTAGCGGTCACCCACGTGTACGCCCACGTGTGATCGCCCGCCTCGATCCCCGCCGCCGCCTGTAAGGACGCGGCGGGCGCCGACGTCGGCGTCACCCCGGGACCGACCAATGATCCCAACGCGCCCGACGTGCCGCCGCCCGGGGGTAAGACGTACCCCGTGTACGTCATGCGTTGCGGTCCCGACACGATCCGCCCGCCGCCCGATTGGTACCACGCGACCGTATCGACGGGGATCATGGTTTCCCCGGGGACAATGTCGGTTGGCGCCGTCGTGCCGCCGCCCTCGACTAACGCGCGGGTCACGATTTGCGAGAGGTCGCGATTCACTTTGACGTCGCGCAGCGATCGGTGGGTCGGCGTCAACGCGACGGGCGGCGCGTACATCGTTTCGGGTTGCGTGAACGCGTGCACGTCGCGGAAATAATCGACGTACCAATACGCGCCGACGCGTTCGCAAACCTGCGTGATCGCGTCGGGCACCGCCGTATTGGTAAACGTGATTTCGTCGAGGGTGATCAGATCAAGATCACCCGCGACCGCCTTGGTTGTGAAATTCTCGCCCCACGACGCGACCATGTGCCGAATGATCGCCGCCGCCGTCCAATTGGTGTACCGGTAGACGACAAGGTGTTGCGTCAATTGCCACGAATAATCGATCCCGTTAACCTGATAGACGATGTTTTGGGGGTTGTCGACGAGGTACCCCTCGTCGGTCGACAACACCAGCCCCGCGAAGTACCGCGTGCCCGAGTTTTTCGATCCGAGGGTGATAATAATTTCCTGCCCCGTTTGCGGCACGAATCCGCGTACGGTCATTTGCAACGTATTCGGCGCCTCGTCGAGGGTGTCGTGAATCGACAAGTTGTCCACCAACACGCCTTGTGTCTTGTCCGTACGCCCATACCCGTAATGCACGCCGCCGATCGACACGAACGGTTGCATGTTCGTGTACCCGCCGCGTGTGTTGCCACCGCGCGCGACCTTGCCCAACGCGTACGTTTTCGCTTGTTGTCCCGGCGCAAGGGTCGCCATGTCACCGCCCCGGCAACGTGTACCCCTGTCGTCGTAACAGGTCGGTCAACGAATCGCCGACGACACGGGCGATTTCGTCTTTCGATCCCAACACCGTGCCGTTGATATTGATCGCGACATTGCCCAACCCGCCCGCCTGCGCGAGGGCGGTTTGTCGTTGCCCGACGGGGATCGAAATCATCCCGCCATACCCGCCGACGATCGCCGCCGCCTCGCCCGCCGTATAGCCTTGCCCCATCAACCCGATCACACGCGGGTCGGTGTTCCCGAGTACCGTCGCGCCCGACACCGCCCCGATCGATCCGCCCGGATGCACGCCCGACAACCCGCCGACCGTTTGCCCGCGATCGATCGGCGTCGTGCCCGGGGCGGTCGGTCCATGCCCCACGGTCGCGTTGACGACCTCGCCGTTGATCACTTCCAAGGCTGTGTACCATGCGTTCAACGCCGACGACGCGGCGTTGATCGACCGTTTCATGGCATCGTCGGACGCCGCCGCCGCGCGATCGGCGGCGTCGCGGATCCCTTGTTCCTCGGCGTACGCCAATTGCATGACCGCGTTGTTGTACGCCTCGCGTTGGGTGAGGTTCCCTTTAAACCCCGCCATTTCCGCTTGGGCGCGCGCCCATACTTGGGACACCTTGTATTCGGTCGCGTCCATTTCCGATTTCATGACGAAATCGTTGTACTCGGCGGTTTTCTTTTCGATCGCGTCGTACCCCGCCGCCGTCGCCGTCGCCCATTGCTGTTCTAACGCCAACGACGCGGCGGCGGATTCTTTCGCCTCATTGCGCGCCATGGTCAACGCGCGCGTTTGTTCGGCGGTCAACCCCAACGCGGTCGCCAACGTTTCCATTTTGACGCCGAGGTCGAGTTCGTAATTGATGTACGCTTTCGTTTCGTCGGATAGCCCGGCCAGCGTCGCGCGCCAATCATCGGTTGCGGTCGCCGTCGACACCATGACGTCGTACCACGCGGCGTTGGATTTATTGGCTTGATCGGTCGCGTACGCGAGGTCGATCGCCGATTTGGTCAATTGGTCGGCGATTTGTTTTTCCTCGGCGAGGGAGAGCGTCGTCGCCTTGATATTCGGGACGAGTTCAATATCTTTTGGCCGGTTTTGATCGAGGGTTTTTAACGCGTTGGCGACGCCGGTAATTTGCGCGACCAACGCCGCCGCCTCGTCTTGCGTCATGCCCCCGGTGACCTGTCGCAAGCGTTCGTGAGAATCCTTAAATCCCTGAATCATTTCGGCGCCCTCGACGACGATCTTGGCTTTCAATTTCGCCCAATCGTTGCCGATTTGTTCCAACGATTTCTGGTACTTGTCCGCCATGATCGGCGCCTCGTCGCCGAGTTTTTTGATATCCGCCAACAACGTCGGGACCATGTTTTGCCACCCCTTGCCGAACAGGTCGCGGGCGGCGTCGGCGCGATCGGTTTGCGTCGTAATGTTTTGAAACCCCTCAGCGAGTTTTGTTAAGGATTCCAACGGCGATTGGTTTTTGAATTCCTCGGCGGTGATCCCGAAGCGTTTCAACGCGCCGATCGCGGCGGTGTCGCCCGATCCGATCCGCGCCTGTAGATTGCTGATCGCGGTCGTCATTCCCTCGACCGACGATCCGGTTTGCCCGGCAATGAATTGGAGTTTTTGTACCTCGGCGCCGGTCAACCCGGTTTGGTCCTTAAGTTTTTGAATTTCGGCGCCCGCCGAAATCACCGATTGCGCAAATGCGATCACGCCGTTGATCGTCGTCTGAATCCCGAACGCGCCGAGTACGCCTTGCAAGGTGGAAATCGCCGACGACCAATCGGTCGTGGCGGTCACGTTAGCTTCGGTGGCTTTCGCGAGGTCGGCTAATCCCTTGGGTACCTCGTACCCCATGGCTTTCATTTTTTCGACCGCTTCATTGGCTTTGTTGCCGACGGTTTCGAGTTCGGACGCGGTCAATTTGGCGGCGCCCCCGATTTGATCCACGGCGACCGTGAGCATGGTCGCCTCTTGCAGCAAGGCGCGCCCCGATAGGTTCGCGACCATGTCGTTAAACCGTTGCCCGACGGTGTCGGCGCCCGCCGACATTTCGACGAGTTTTCCTTTGGCTTGATCGATCGCCTGTAGGAACGACGAAAAATCCGCGTCAAATTTGGCGGTCGGCATGGGTCACCCCTCGTCGGACAACCACGCGATCAATTCGTCGAGCAACGGCGCCGGTAATTCCATGAGGTCGGACCACGACCAATGCATTACCCGACAGATTGCAAAGCACGATCGGACGTCGTCACGGTACCCCGGCGTTTTTTTTCCTCGGATCGCGCGGTTTCCTGTCGTTGTTCGTGATCGTCGAGGGCCACGCGCATTTCGTTAAATTCGTCGGGGTGCAATTGATCGATCGCGCCCGCCGACACCGGGACCGGGCGGTTGTCTTTATCGACCAACGACCACGCGACGACGTACGCCAGCAATCGCGCGATCCCCACTTGCATCGGGTCGAGCATGGGCGTTTCGCCGGGCGCGAACCGTCGGCGCATGTCGACGAACATGGCGCGTTGTTCGCCCGTCGTGAGTTCACGTTTGACGTCGAGGTAATCGCCGTCGGACAACGGCAACCGATCGATCGCCGGTTCTACAAAACGAAATCGCCCCATAACACCTCAATCGATCGGGGAACCCAACCGCGCGACGAATCGCCCACCGTCGCCGGGGGTGAACGATTCGATCGGCCAATGCCACGCGCCCGCCTTATGGGGCGCGATAAAGACGAGGGGTCGTTGCGCGAGGTTGTACGCGTTCGATTCGGTGATCGTTCCGGTGACCGACCAGCGCGCCCCGATCCCTTTGCCCGCGCGTGTGACGGTGTACCCGCCGATCTTGGCGGCGACAAAGTACGCCCACCGAATTTCGGCGGTCACGCCGCGCACGGCGAACCCGTCGTCGAGCATGACGCCGACGCGTTACGGGGTTTCGGCGGGCGCGAGGGTCCATGGACCCGCCGCCGCCCACGTGCCCGAAATCGTCGCGGGTCCGTTCGCGGGCACGTCGATCGACGCGTCGACGAACGCCAACCCCGACAAAAACAGGGTCGGTACGAGGCTATCGGGCGAGAGTTTCAACATAACTTTCGCTTCGCCCAACGCAATGTAGAGGATCGTAATGTCGTCGGTGTCGAGGAATCCGCCGAGGGCGCCCTTGACGTCGGGCAACCCCTGTACGCTGACCTTGTTGGTGTCGCCAAACGCGGTCACGTCGGCGCGGTCGCGCGCCAACGATGCCGACCATTTGTTCAACGACGCGATCGGCGTGAACGTGCCCGGTGGGGTCGGTGGGTCGGTGCGATCAACGGCGACGACCCCGCGTGATCCGTAAATGCGATTCATGGTTCCCCCTGTTCGTTGCCCTATGGGTTCGGTACGGCCTTGACGAAATACACCCCGATCCGGTGTTGCCACCGCACCGACGCGTTTTCGGGATCGATCGTGAGGTCGGGTTTGTACGATCCGTCGCGCCACGATTCCGTAATCCGGTACCCGGGCGCGACCAATTGCGACGGGTCCGACAACAATTCGTTGATCCGGTCGGCGGCGGCGCGCACGTCGGCGCCCGAGGTTTGCAACGCGATCGCGTCGATCAAGTACCGGAACGATTCCCACGCCACGCCGCCGAACATGCGTTCGACCGTGTGCGCGGTGACTTCGATCGCGATAAAGCGTTGCGCCCCCTGCGCGGCGACGTTGAAATACACGCCGTCGGGCAAAATCGCCATTAACGTCGGGTCGTCGAATAGACGTTTTACGACCGCCTTATCGACGGCGCCCGAATCCTGTACGCCGATCAAAAATCCCCCTCGACCGTGAATCCCGCCGCCTGTACCGCTGCGATGATTTCCAATTCCATTTCGCGTCGGTGTCGTTCGGCGACGACGACCAACGATTGCGACAGGTGGGGCACGACGCGCCCCACGTCTTTGCCCGAGGGCATTTCGCGTTCGGCGGTGCCTTGTTCCCACAAGTGGGCGTGGGGCGCCGACGATTTCACCGCGATCGACAAGTGCACCGACGTCGTTTTGATTTCGTCGATCGACAACCCCGCGCGTAAATGCCCCGTTTCGCCTTGGGGATAGTTCGATAACATCTCGCGTTCGGTACGTTCGGCGGCGTTGTACAAGGCGTCGTGGGCGGCGAGTACGACCGACGAGGGCGCCGTGTCGAGGTCGGCGATCAACACGTCTAACCCTTGCCACGTCATCCGGACCACGTCACACCCCTACGGGCGCCCGGCGCGGGCGCGGATCGTTGTCGGCGATGTACTCGGCGGCGAACACAATCAACCGGCGCCGTCCCTCATGTTCGCGGGCCACCGACGTCACGTCGTACCGTTTCGTCGTCGCCGGTTCCTCAACATCGGGGACGAGGATCCGACACGGTGTCGTAATCCCCGGGTGGTAATCGCCGCGCAATAAATGCGACGCGGTCGCCTCGATCGTTTTGGCGATCGACCGTTCTAAATTCCGCGCCGCCGCGTTTTCAATCGAACACCACCACGTCGCGGGATCAAGGTCGACCCACGTTTCAATAAATCCACCCTCACCGTCGGGCGTCGGGGCGCCCGGCGATTGCACGCGCGCTAAAAATTTCATTTGCCCGCGCATGGATCACGCGTACGCGGGGTCGCGTGAACGTTTCAACACGCGATCGATCGCGTCCCATACGGCGGCGTCGGTATCGTTCGGCGCGCCGTCGTCGCCCTTGTGTTCCCACCGATTGCCGACAAACAGCAACACCGCGTCGCGCACCCGAGGCGGCGCCGTGGTGTCGGTCCACGCCGGGTCGTTGCGATCCTTGAGGTAATCGCGGATCGCGTTGCTGGCGAACCCGACAAGGCGCGTCAGATCGGCGGTGATGTCGGGTTGTGCGGTCGACAACACGACGCGCAGGTACGTTGCCGCCTCGGGTACCGTCACAAGGTCGGGGCCAAGATCGGCCACGGGCGGCGGCGCGGGTTCGGGCGCGGGTTGCGGCGTCGGTGTTGGCGCGTCGCCCTCGGGCGTTTGGATCACCAACATGGCCGATTGGTTGTTCGCGAGGTTCGATCCCGAATCGCCCTCGATCGCGACCTCGACGTAATCGTCGATCACCGTCGGCGCGCCGGTCGTGTGAAACAACAACGCCGCCGTGTGATCGTTCTTGTCTTGAATGAACAACGACGTACCGACGGGCAAATCGTTCAACACGTAAAACGCGTCGAACCCGTCGGCGGTGCGCAGGCTGATACGGATCGTGAGGGCGAGCAACCCGACGTCGTCGAGGCGCAATTGCCCGTTGGCGGGCGCGCCGGTCGTTTGCGGCGAGTACGTGTACGGCAACCATGTCGTACGCGCGGTCGTCGACGTCGACCCCAACCGACCCGGGGTAATGGGTATCGGCGTCATTTGGCGTCGCGCCCCCGGTCGCCCCGTTTCACGAACAGGCGCCACGCCTCGCCGCCGTCGTTCGTGCCCGGTTGGGTCGTTGTCTCTTTCCGCGCGATCCACCCCGACCCGTCGCGCGTGACAATGTCGCCGCGCGCGTACGTCGCGGTCGCCGACCACACGCCCCGGTCGATCGGGATCGGCATGTCGATCACGCCGATCGCCGCCTCGCCGAGTGGACCGATCGCCTTGATCGTGATCGTGCGTTCCCCGTCGTACTCGGTTTTGATCGCGTCGAGCATGATCCCGTCTTTGCCATCGGCGCCCGGTTTGCCGTCGGCGCCGGGTGGCCCGGGAACCGGCGCCCGGGTTTCGAGCACCGCGCACCGTTCGCGCAGGGCGACGACCGTGGCGTCGAGGGCGCCCGCCTTGGCTTCCAACGCGGTCATGCGTTCGACCATGGGGCGCAAAATGTCAACGACGATTTCGGCGAGGGCGTCGGGCGTCGCGGCGAGGGCGTCGGGGTTATCCGGTCGCATGGAACACCTCGCGCGATTTGCGCAACAACGCGGCGGCGAATTTGGCGGCGAACGCGGGATCGGTGGCGGGCGTGCCGCCGTCGGTGATCGCGGGCGTCGGCGGCGCGGCGTCGCGCGCGGCGAGTGCCGCCAACGAATACATTTGCTGTTGCATGTAACAGCTATCGCCGCCCTCGACCGGACCCAATCCGAAGTACTTGGATCGCGCCTCGTTGGGCGTCATGGCACCCGATCCGATCGAATCACTCGCCGCCTTGACACGCGCGGGCGTGTCCATCCAAATCAAATCGTCGACGTCGAATTCGGTACCCCATTGCGCGGGGTCCATTTCTAGCCCCGCGTCGAGTACCGATTCAAACGCGGTCAACAACGTTTGAATGCATTGGGCGTAATAGAGTTGCAACAGGGGTTCGACGGATCCGTACGGCGGCGGGTCGCCCACGCCGACCATGTATTTCGGCACGTGGTAACACTCGGCGATCGCCTCTTTCGTCGCGGCGTCTTGCTCGATCAATTGCGAGTCGACGGCGTTTTGCGTGAGTTGTTCGTACTTCAATCCGTCGCCGAGTACCGCGACCTTGCCGACGTTGGCGCCCGTATAGTTCGCGTCCCAATACGCCTTGAGGCGCGCGGCGGTGTCGTCCGATATCGCGCCGGGCGCGGTGAGGATCCCGCCCGGTTGGGAACCGTTCGCGAAAAATCCCGACGAGTTGTTCGCGATGCTCAACCCCTGCGACGCGGGCAACGCGGCGGCGTACAACGGCGGCAACCCGACCAACGGGTGATAAAAACAATTGAACCGGTCGTGCATGATTTCCGAGGCGGGCGCCGCGACGTCGGTGGCATCCAACCCGACGAGGTCGTCAACGTACAACCCGTACAACACCGACCCGTCGGGGGCGACGAGTACTTGCACGCGACACGGATCGAGTACGTGCATGGCGTTGACCACGCCGCGCGTGTCGCGCATTTTGAGTACGTACGTGTTGCCGAAATTGAGTTTCGAATTGATCCACGATTCGACGAATTGTTGCCGCGTCTGGTACCGGTTCGGGCGCCGCAACACGGGCGAGTACGCCGGGTTCGTGGCAACGTCCCAAATCCCGTCGTCGTTCAATTCGACAAGGTTGAGCGGAATTTTTCCGATATCGCCTTGAATCAACGACACGCACGCGAACACGGTGGGGTTTGAAAGTACCGTCGTCGTGTACGCCGCCGCGTTTTGCTGCCACGCGCCGGTAAACGGTTCGCGAACGATCGGCGTCCACGCGCGCCAAGACGACGACACCAACCCGACGCCGCCGTACCCGAGGGCACGACCGACGGATCGGAAAATCGCCGCCTTGACGCCGTCGAGCATTACGGTACGACCGGGGGTTCGGGCACGAAGTAATCAGCGAACCCGCACCCCAACACCGTCGACAACAACGCTTGATCGGTGGTCGCGTATTCCTCGCCCTCGGGGTACTCCAACACGACGCCCCCGAGGTTGACGGTGTGGTACGTGTTCGATCGCAGGTTCACCGGTTGATCGAGCGGTGGACCGTACGGGTCGAGGGCGTACGCTTCGGCGCGCATGATTACGCCGTGTACGTGGCGACGGTGTATTGCACTCCACCGGATCGCGCACGTTTCCAATTGATGTACCGTTCGGCGCGCAACCCAACGAGGTTGTTTTGCCACAGGGACGTAAAGACGGTCGTGGCGTCGGGGGCGGCGGGCGCCGAATCCATGTTGACCGACGCTTCGGTCGACACGTCGATCGTCACGCCGCCATCGTCGGCGTACAACACCGTGTTGGGTTGAATCAGGATCACGTTGTTCCCGACCGATTGCGACGGGATCACGCGGATCCCCATGGCGGTTCCGCCCGACACGGTGAGGTCACCGAACAGGGGTTGTCCCAACGGATTCAACGCCGACCCGAGGGCGGCGGCGTTGGTTTCCGACATGAGTAGCACCGCGCCCGCCGTGGAAATTCCGGCGGCGGTCATGGCGTTGATCAACGCCTGTACGTCGGTGCGCGCGTTCGCAGGCGAGGTGCCCGCCGTGGTGATCGGGGTAACACCGTTCGTGATCGACCCGGGCGACACACCGGCAACCGGCGCCTTGGCCGGGTCGGTGAATTCGACGTCGAGGAACGCCGCGATCCCCGCGATCATGTCGGCGCGGATCACCGATTCGGCGGCGGGCGTCGAATTGCGCGCGAGTTCGTCGGTAATCACAATGATTCCGGCGCACTTCGTGATCGCGAGGGTGATCGTACCGAACGCGAGGGTACCGACCGGTTTGGGCGCGCCTTGCCCGACCCACTTGTAGGTACCGCCGCCCGTTTGAATCGGTACCGACACGTTGAACGGAACCTGTCGCAACCCGGGAATTTTTCCCAACATGGTCGCGGGTCGCAGCAATTCGAGGAATTCGTTAGCGAGAGGGCGCAGGGGCGCGAGTGGACCCGCCCACACCGCGTCGGTGGTCGTGCCGACCGCAACCGCCGCCTTGAATGCTAGACCGACCTCGGGCGTGGAATCGTCCCACCGTTTCGCGTACTCGGCGGCGAGCATGACGTTACCGCGACACGCGAGTAACGCTTGCGCGTACCGGGTGTACCCGGTGCCTTTTTCGACGTTCGATTTGACCTGAATAACCGGCGCGTCTTTCTTGACGATCGGCGACGGCGCCGGTACCGCAACGGCGGCGGCGACGTTCGATTGTTCCATGGCGCGCAGGCGTACGAGGTGCGCGTCGATCGATTCGATATCGCCCGTGAGGTCGTCGTACGCTTTGGTTTGATCGGCGTCGAGGGTGACGCCCGACGCGGCGGCGTCGTCCATGAGTTTCGTACGCGCGTCGTTTTTAGTGGTGCGGGTGTTTTCGAACGATTTGATTTGTTCGGCGATTGTCTGTTTGTTCATGGCGGCGGGTTCCACCCGCACGACACGAATGTCGGCAACGCCCGACGGGTGAGGGCGTGACGCCGCCCGCATTTCGAGGTCGATCGATTTGATCGCCGTGATCGTCGCGTCGACGTTCGACGGGATCGTCACAAGTGACAATTCGCAGACCTCGATTTGTTTTAAGAGGAACCCGGCGCCGCCTTTCAAGCGTTCGGCGCCGCCGCGCAAGACGCGAAATCCGATCGAGACGCCGCGCAGCAAACCCGCCTTGATTGAGTGCCACGCCTCGTCAACGCGATCGCGCACGACACCCGGGTCGACGACCTCGGCGATCACCGCGTCGAACGTGATCCCCTCGGCGGTCGGCGCGTTGAACGTGACGTGTCCAACCGGCGCGGTTTTGTCGTGGTGGAGTAGCAGCGGGATCGGATTGCGGAATGCCACGCCGAGGGGGTCGACAATGTCGCCGACGCGATCGGGCGTGGGGGTCGTGGCAATACCGGAAAACGTACGGCGGTCAAGGTCAAACGCCTTGACGTCGAGCAACGCGTACGCGCGATCCACGGTTCGGCAACCATCGCACCAAACCGCGCGCCGCCGATTTGATTAGGAAGTGAAATTCGTTTTTTTCGTATCCAACGCCATCAACGCGCGCACCGTCGCCGACAATGATTTGTGATCCCGTCGGGCAAGGTCGAGGATTTTTTGATACTCGGGCGACGACACCCACGTCGTGACCCGGGCGCCCGGTGTGTCGGTGCGCGGGCGCCCGCGTTTCTTGTCGGTCATGCCCCACCCCCGAATACGAGGATTTGAAACTTTTTCGCCGGTTGGTCGTCGCGCAACCACGCGCCGATCGCCGACACCATGGCGTCGATCGCGTCGATCTTGTTGTGCGATTCGGCCGAATCTTTTTTCGGCAAAATCGAATCGTCGGTGCGACGGGTCACCACGACGTTACCGACCTGCCACCGTACGCACGGGTTCCCGTCGTGTTTGATGCGTCCATGGCGGATCCGGGTTTCGAGTTCGCGCGCGGCGGGCGTGACTCGGGCGGCGTTTTTCGGATCGATGTACGCGTTTACGCCGTCGGTCGCAAGATTGCCGACCAATTGCGCCGACCCGAATTGATCGAACGCGACCGCCCGCACGGTGAACCGTTTGCAATCGGCGCGCACGTCGCGTTCGATTTGCGCGTAATCGATCATGTTGCCGGGCGTCAAGATCAAGGGGCCACCCGGGCGCGACCATTCCCGATATTGGGGTACGGCGCGCGCGCGTTCGTCGACGACCTGTTCGGGGCAATAACACCGCACAAACACGACGAGGTCGTCACCGCGTTTGAACAGCAACGCGACGGCGGCGAGGTCGTCAAGTTGGGCGAGGTCGCCGCCAATCCAACACGGGCGCCCCGCGAATTGATCGAGGGTCAACGCCCGGTCGGCGCACGCGTCCCATTGCGTCACCGACAACCACGACGACGCGGCGTTCAACCACTCCGAACAATTTTTCACCCGAAATTCCGCCTCTAACCCGGGCGTCGTTTGCGCGTCGAGGGCGTACCGGCGCATGTACTCAAGGCGCGGGGTCACGCCGATCATGGGGTTGGCTTTGACCCACACCCGTTCGTCGCGCCAATCGTCGCCCTCGTCGATCGTGTAAATCACCGCGAACAGGTGATCGGCCACGACCGCGCCGTCGAGC